AGGTATTGCCAGATGGGTTGCGGACGAAATAGACGGTGTTTGCGGCCAGCCCCGCGCCACCTGTGATGGCGCTGAAAATGACGGTCTGGTTTACCGTGTAGATATGACCGGTCGCCGTGATGACATCCGTGGCGGCATCGCCTGTCACGGAGTATGGCACGACGGCATCATCCACGATGAGGCCGGAGGTTTGCAGGATTGTGCCGTCCGTTCCGTCTGCGCGGAGGATGGCGTTGTCAACTGAGCCTGCGGTGAGCGGGCGAGGGAGTGCGTTTGCGATCATGGTTTAGCTGTAGGTGAGAGATTGTTTGGAAGACCACTGGCCGGTGGCCGATTGCTCCGAGACGACATCGCCTGCGGAGTTGGTGGAAATTTTGTAAATTGTCCAGGCGGTGGAATCCTCGGCGGGTCCGGTTGCGGGGTAGTCGTCCCAGGCGAGGCGGCCGAGGTAGAGGTGGTTGCCGTCCGCAGCGTGCAGGAGTTGGTAGTCCGAGGGGTCGCGGGGGCGGGCTATTCTAAAAACTTCGTTGTTGTGGTCTTTGCTGAAAAGGCGGCGGTCGGCGAGGTTGAGGGCGAGGGAGCCTTGGGCCACTTGCGCGGCGGTGGGGACTCGGCCGGGAACCGTGGAGCGGAGCAGCTGGATGACCGTGGCCATTTGGGAAGTTTTAAGTTTTAAGGATTAAGTTTTAAGAAAGGGGCCCCGTGGAGCGATGGCGCGGGATGAACCGCGCCACCGCTGTGGGGAGGGAGGAGCTACTAAAAGCTGCCGCCGTCAATGCTGATGCCGTCGATGCTGCCACCGGTGATGGCGACATTGTTGGCATTCTGCGTGGACATCGTGCCGAGTCCTGCTGCGGTGGTCTCCAAAGTGGAGACGCGGCCTGTGAGGGCTGTCGCTGCGGATTCGATGGAGTTGATGTCACCTTCGGCAGTTGACACACGGCCTGCAAGGGCTGTGGCTGCTGACTCGATGGCGTCGATGTCGCCTTCGGCTGTGGTGACGCGTGCGGCCAGAGCGGAGGCGTCGCCTTCGATGGTCGTGGCGCGGCTCTCAAGCGCGTTGATGTCGCTCTCTGCGGTGTCGAGGCGTCCGTCGAGGGCGCTGTCGGCTGTTTCGAGTGTCGCCACGGCCGAGCTGAGAGCGCTGGAGGCGCTATTGGCGAGGGTGGTTATCGCTCCGTTGAGGCTGGAGTCTGCGGCCTGGAAGGCGCTCACGACCTCCGTCAACGAATCAAGCGATCCTTGTGTGGTGTTTGAGAGGACCGAATCAATGCGTGATCCGAGGGCTTGCTCCGCTGCGACGGCGCGGGAGTTTTCGGAGCTGATGCTGGAGTTCAGCGTCGAGACTTCGGATGCGAGGTCGGCGTTGGTAGCGAAGTGGCCTTCGCCGCCGATGACAACTGAGGTCGAGCCATTGCCGATCCAGAGTTTGTCGTCAACGAAGCTATGGGCCAACTCGCCGAGAGCGAGGCCGGTAGGGGCGCCGGAGGCACCTGTCAATCTGCGTTTAATGCGTAGGGTATTAGCCATGATGTTTTGGGGGTATTGGGGGTTGTTACTGCGGGGTGGTCCTAAAACTCACCGCCGTCCGTGTCGGACGAGATGGGCTTGTAGGAAAGGGTGTCCACATCCCAGCGGTGCGGGATGTTGGTATCTGCGGGAAAGTAAATGCGGGCGACGGTGCCGGGGTTCGGGAAATCGGCCACGGAGTCGAAGCGCTGCACATCGTCAAAGTCGTCGGGGATCATCGCGCCGGAGATTTGACCCGAGGAGTCGAGCTGCGGGAGCGCGATATTCTGCGCTGCTCCGGAAAAGGGGTTGAAGAAAACCTGCGACATTAAGTGTAGGGCGGGAATTTGATCTCGACGCTGCGGATCTCCGCGTTGTCGGCGGTGGGAGGATTTGCTCCGAAATAGGTATTCACGATTCGGGCTACCGAGGTGCCGTTGAAAGTGAAATCGACATAGCTTGTGTTGTTCGTCGCGGGGGATGTGAAACGAACATTTTCATACTTGGTGTAAGCGGGAGTAGGAAAACCTGTGCTCACCCGCAGAGCCCCATCTGGTGTGGCTTGGACGGGCTGGACAATGCCAGCGGTGTTGCGGGCGGCGATCTGGACGGTGGGGTTACTCATGTCGTTAATTTAATTATGGTGAAGGGTGTCAAGGGGGGTGTTATTGGAAGGAAGCGGAGTAGCGGCGGACCTCACCTTTTCTCAACCACGCGTCATCCATGCGTTGTTGCAGGATGCCTTCGGCGCGGGCGAACTGGTAGTTGGCCTTGTCCATCTGGCCGTCCTCGGAAAGCGTTTCAGCGAGGCTGTAAAATTTAAGGTAGTCGGCGAGGAAGGCCGGAATGCGGTGGCGCAGCCAGAACTCCTCATTCGTCGGGAGATTGCCAGTCGTGTCAGCGATGGCCTCGTAGCAATCGCCGGTCGTGTTGTAGTAAACGAGATCGCCCGCTGCGTAAGCTGTGGAGCCATTGAAAGCGGTCGCTGTGAATTTCGGCTGAGGCAGCGAGAACTCGACCCAGACTTGGCCGGAGATGTAGTCCGTATCGGTAATAAGGATGCGGTCTTCGGTGACGACGAAATCCAGCGACAGCGTGACGCGGCCTTCGTCGGGCTTGATGTCATAAACCTTAAGCACATTCCCAATGGCCTTCTGGCCTGGAGCCAGAAGCGGGATGTAGGGGATGAACTCCTCCGCAGGCGCATTTGTGCTCGTCTCAATGTAGGTCGCGGTTGTGCGGTCGTTCCACGCGACATCCACGGCGGTGTCGATATTCAGCAGATCGCCCGAGGCGGTCGTGGTGACGCGCTTGATGCGCCACACAGGGTCCGCAAATTGCGAGCCCTGCAAGGCACGGCCGATGTAGGAGGTCGTGCCGACATAATCGCTCTCGTAGGTATAAAGCCCCGGCGCATAGCCCTCGCCCACCGGAGTGCGGGCCTCGGTCAAATAAACCTCGGGCCAGTCGAAGAAGGTCCAAGCCGTCGCGGCAGCGGTGGTCAAATACTCAGCCAGCGCCGTAGCCTGCGAGGCCATAAGCGGCTGCGCGGGGTCGATGCCCATGCGGCTGACGACGCCATCGCGGACGGTGCGGTAGGGCGTCGCTTTCATTGTGCGCCTCCTTGTTGCAACGCTGGCAGTGTGCCTTGGCGGCCTATCTGGGCGTTTTGTTGTTGCTGCATTTGGAAGTTGAACCCCTTCATGCGGGCGTCGATCATCTTGCGGAAAATCTCATCCTGCTGGTAGCGCTGCTGCACGGCGGGGTTGGCCTGGATAATTCCCTGCAAGACTTGGGCGCGGAGCTGGTGGTTCTGCCCTTCGCCTGGGAGTTCCGGCTCGGTGCCTGCGGCAATCTTTGTGTAGGCCAGTTGCTCCTCGTTGGCTTCGATGGCGGCGGCGGGGCCGGGGTCGCGGACGAGGATGTCGGCGAGGTTTGGATCAACCGCAGCCATGATGAATTTGACGAGCCCGGCGCGGTCGATGACACCGGCGACATCCATTGGGACGATGGCCTGGGAGATATAGTTCAGCTTAACGCCGAGGGCCTCGGCGTCGAGGTTCTTGGCGTCCCAATCAATGATGAGGTCGAACTTGCCTTGGATGCTTTCGCGGTCGGCTTGGAAGGGGAGAGCCTGCCCGCCGGAGACTCGGAGGATTTGCACCGGCAGCATGTATTGCTGCATGAGCTGGTAGGTCTGTGTGACGATGGCTTTGAAATCGCGGAGCCAACGGTCCACCGTATGCTGGGTGACCAAGGCGACATAGTTAGGATCGACCCCCTCACCTGCCATGCCGAAGTATTCGTTCACATCGCGGCGCACGGCGCGTTCGATCTCGATGGTTCCTTGATCGAACGGCGGCGGCTGCATCCAGCCAAACTCATTTGGGCGGCGTTCGGGAATTTGCACGGCTGGGCCGAGGATGATGTCGAGCTTGCCACGATTGGCAGGCACACGCATGGGGGGAAGGATGGCGATTCCGGCGCGGTCTGTGCGGTAGTCGCGCTGGGTCTTGATTTCTGCCTGCATCGTCGAAACGATCTCGGGGATGCCTCGGGCTTCGAGGATGCACCGGCTCACACGCTCGCGGGCAAGCTCAATGAAGGGATACTCGCCGTGTGAGTAGGGTGAAATCTCCTCCTTGGCGAAGATGTCCACATTCGGGTGCATGACGCGGCACATGACTTTTGTCGCGCCGGTTTTCTCATCCGTCTCCTTGCTGTAAACATGCCAGATTTCCACCAGGTCGCGGTGGTCTTGCCAGAGGATCGAGTCGCGGCGATTGTGGTTCTGCTGCGAATAGACGGGCCACAGGCTTGCGCCTTTGTAGTTCTCGGCCTTCTCGTAAAATTCGTAGGGGTAGCCTTCGGTGAGCGTGCGTTCCTCCAACTCCTCGCAAGTCACCATCTCGCGGCGGGCGATCCATGGGGCGCGTTGCAGGTCGTAGGTGGCAGTGGGAAAAATGATGTCGTTGAAAGGCTCCAACGCCGTCCACTCAGGCTTGCTCTCGAAAATGTAAGGCTCGGTGTATTCCACCGTGCCGCCTTCGCGGAGCTTGCGGATATTGGCAGCGGTGCCGGTGCCGGGGGCGAATTGCTCGGCCAGCTCGATAGCCACTTCCTCTTGGAGCGGATCAAGGATTGCGCCGATGAGCATGGCGAGCGGGGAGTTTGGGTCGCCTGCCTCTTGGGCCATGAGGATGATGTCTTCGAGGCTGACAGATTTTTCCTCGATGCGTGTCGTCGTTTTCCAAAACACGCCCATCACGGCGAGGCCGTAGGTGGCGCGGATGTTGAGGGCGAGTTCGAGTTCGCGCCGGAGGTCGGAGGCGCAGTGGGTGAAGAGCATCCACTTCAGCACAGACTCGGCGGCCGTGCGGGACATGGCGTCGGTGGACTCCACCGGCATCATTTGCAGGCGGGCGGCAAAGGTCGAGGTGAGGCAAAGCTGGGTCTCGCGGTTGCAAACAAGATCGGCGAGGCGGATGCGGCTGTCGGCAGCGCCTTCCCAGGGAAAAACATTTTTACCGTAGTTGCTGGCCCACTTGCGGCCATCCGAGGACTGCCCGTCCCAGAGCGACATGCGGGTGTCGTAGTTCCGGCTGCGCACGGCGGAGAACCAACTGCCATCGGTGGCGGCTTCGGTGAGCTGGCCTACCCAATACTTCGTGTTGCGGTCTGGCTCGTCGTCGGAAGATTTCATGCGAGGAAAGAGTTGCCAGAGGCCGCTTTTAATGCGGTTACGGCCAGCGCGTATGAATAACCAGAGAAAACAAACCCCGCCGCAATGCGTGAACTGGCAAAAATTGGTAGCAGGCCACGGAATTGAACCGTGTTCCCGAGGGTATGGGCCTCGTGAGTTGCCGTCTCTCTCGCCTGCATTTTAGAAAGTGAAATCATGCTGCTTTGAGACCCGGCATGAGGAGCATGGTCTTGCCTGTGCCGCCGCAGCGCACGACGCACTGGGGGTAGTTTCGCTTGAACCATGGGATAAAGTCTGGGTCGTTCCAGCAACCGGGGAGTTGCCAGTTCCAGAAGTGGTAAATCTGAGCGTCGATGGAGAGAGTCAAAGCGCCTACGCCCTCGATGGCGCGGAGGTCTTGCTTGGCGTGGTCGGCGGCGATGAGGTGCTGGCGGGCGTCGGCCTGCACGGCCTTGGAGTTCCACTGGGCGAGGAGTTCGTTCTTTACGCCCTCGGCCACTTCGCCGGGGATGTCGCTTAACGCTTCTTTGAGTATATCCATTATTGAAAAGGGGGCCCCGGTTGCCGGTGGCCTGTCCTGAGACGAGGGGCCACCGGCAAGGGCTGGGGGGCGGGATTACGCGGTAGCCGCGAATTTTCCGAGAACCTGCGGGTTGCTCACGGCAACGCCGAAGATGGCGTCGCAGAAGCCACGGCGTCCACCGCCACGGTCTTCAAGCTCTTCCATGCGAGGTTTGCGATTGAAGCCGATGGAAACGAGGTCCATATCGAGCACATATCCGCGAGCGGCCGAGACGGCTGCTGCCGCGCCATGGGCGAGGTAGGTGGACACATGGAGTGACAGGATACCGAAGTCACCTTCGTAGATGTCGATGGTGTTCACGATCTTCTTGTCTTCCACATTGCTGTTGAAGCCACGGACGCTGGACATGACATTCGTCGAGCCAGTCTGAGTGCGGATGAAGTTTGTAAACGCACGCTTGAGCGCGACGCCGCAAACGAGGTCGTAGTTGCGACGAGCGCGGCGCACGCCGTAGATGGACTGAAGCACATCGATGACATTGTTCTCGGTGAGAGAAGTTGTAGCAGTCGTGTTGATCGAGGCTGCTGGGGTGCGGAAGTTGACATCTACTGCGGTAGCCAAATCAGACTGCGCGGTGGAGCTGATCCATGAGCCAACGCCACGGGTCTTGTAGGGAGCTGCGCCGGACTGCACTTGGCTGTCGTTGTCCGAGCCCATGATGGCTTCGATGTCGATTTTCAATTCGACAAGGGCCTTGGCAGCCGCCTTATTGAAGGCTTGCTTTTTGCCAACACCTGCCAAATCAGAGACTTGCTCCACAAGGTCGTCCACTTGGAAGCTGCGTCTTACCTTCTGAATTCGGCCACTGAGGAGGACGCGGTTGGCGTGCTGGTCGTCGAAGGAAGACACATCGTCGTTAGCGAGAACGCCTGCGGTTTGCGGGTCGTTGTAGCGGTCGGCGGGCCATTGAAAAAGAACATTTTGAGGCTCCTTTGCCTTCTTGCACATTGAGAACAGAGGGGTGTCGCCGGGTTCGATGAGGACCATCGCGTCGGAAAGATCTTCGCGCTGGCCTTTGACTGTGGTGATGGGGGTTGCGGGCATAGTAGTAGTTTGGGGGGATTAGGTTTTGGGTTTGGTTTAGTTGAAAAGTGATGCGACGAAATTTTCGGCGGCGTCACGGTTTCCAGACTTCTTCAACGCTTCGAGCGGGTCGGCTTGGGATTTGGTCTTGGGTGCGGCTGAGGGACTGACAACTTTCGGGGCTACGGCTGGCTTGGCGGCTACCGGTGCGGCAGGCTTGGCCTTGGCTGTAGCGGCTTTCTTTTGGATGGCCTCGGCTTGCTGGAAGCGGAGGGCTTGGCCTCGAATAGCGTCACCGATGATCAGCTCCAGATTCGGTAGCTTGGCGATGCCGGGATACGCTTGCAGCGTAGCCATCATCATTTGCCTGGCCTGGGATTCTTCTTGGAACAACTCGGGGTAAACCTGCCGGGCTTCGTGCTGGAAACTCTCGCGCTGGGCGAGGTAGTTCCGGCGGGCGGGCTCGGCCTTGAGAATCTGGCGGGCGACTCGCAGGCGTTCTTGAAGTTCTTGCTTCGTGAACTTGCGCGTGCTGCCGTTTCCCACATCCACTTCCACTTCGCCGCCTTCGTATTCGGCCTTCGCAATGAGATCGGGCACATTGTCGAGCACGGTATTGGCGGCAGCGATGCGGCCTTCGAGGGCTTCGGCGCTGGTCACATCGGCCAGCGGGTCGGCTGCATCTTGCAATACAATCGGCTGGGCGCGAGTGAGCGCATCCTTGGCGGCGGCGAGTTCGGCTTGCAGCGTGGTGGCTTGCTCCTCGGCGCTTTTGGCGCGGGCGGTAAGCTTGTCCACTCGCTTGGCGAGCTTCTTCACGGCGGGGGCTTCGGCAGACTCAGGGTCTTCCTCGGCGGTCTCGTCGGCGTCTTCCTCGGTGGCGTCTTCGGGTTGTTCAGTCGAATCGGACGGATCAGACGAGTCCTCGGTGGACTCGGCGGGATCGGCGTCTTCGGGCTGATCTTCTGGGGTGTTGTCAGTAGGGGTCTCATCCGCGACTGCTTCCTGGTCGGCCTCGGGGGCCGCCGGAGTCTCATCAATGGTCGGGAGCTTGACTCCCAGCGCGTCGATGACTTCGCCGATGCTGAATGCTGTTTCTGTCTGTTCCATGGTTTTTCGTTGCGTCCAAGTCGCGGTGTCAGAACTAAGGTGGTTGCCAGCACGCACGGGTTCCACGCGCAGGCGGCGAGTAGTTCAGCACTCGCGGTAAATCGGAATCTGCCCGCCAAATTTGCAGAGCGGAAGAGGCTGCGGGCGCAACGGGTGCTAACGGGACTAAATGGGCGCTAACGGGCGCTAAAAAGATTGCAGAAAAGATTAACCACGGAGGACACGGAGAGCACGGAGGAGGGGGAAGTTACCACTGATTTGCATTGCTGGCTCAGTGGTCAAGCCTCTGTAGGTTTCCTGCCTCTGGCAGAGAACAAAAGGTCCGACGATTTATTTCTTGGAATCGAATGCCTCGGCGCGGGTGCGCTCGATCTCTTCGCGCAAGGTGCGAAGGGCTTCCAAGCCGCCTGCGCTGTGGGCGAGCAGGCCGGGGTTCTGTGCGGTTTGCGGCATGCAGGTGATCTCGGCGGCGTCTTCGATGGCGTCGGTTATTTTTGCGATGACGCTGCGGAACCAGAGTTCCTCGGGCGGCACGCACCATGCGGCTTGCAAATCTTCAGCGCTCATCAAAAGGGAATGTCAGGAGACTCGGAGAGCGGCACGGCGACTGGCTCTGCGGCGGGCGCGGCTTCGCTTGTCGCTTCGGTTTTCTTTGGCTCGAAATAGAGTTTGAAATACTTTTCACCGTTGTCGCGGTTCTCGTTGACATAGCCGCTGATCCAGTAGGCAACGCCCTCGATGGTGCAGGAGCCTTTATGCGAAGGCTGCGTTGGCTTTTCTTGTTTTTTGTTTCGGCTCAGGGTGCCATCAAATCGGATTCGTTTTTCGTTCATGCGAGTTTTTCCAGATCAGCGGCGCGATACCAAGCGCGGCAGCCGCGTTTGCAGATCGGGCGGAGAATGCCCGAGTCGATGAGTTTGGTGATTTGCTTGGCAGTGACGCCCAGGCGGGCCATGACATCGCGGCGGCGGAGAAGTTTCATGCGACTTTGATTATAGGGTGAGGGTGTCAATAGCAGCCGCCTCCTCGGGTGCGGAGGGATTCTGGGTCCACATATTCGACATCCCTGGCGAGAACGATGTAGCGGAGAACATCGATCCAGTCTTTGGTTGCGCCGTGCTTGCCGTCTTTGCCGGTCCAAGTTTTAAGCGAGTAGATGAGGTTTTTGCACCGCTCGCTGATGTAGAGCTTCGGGGAGTTGTCAGACCCAAGCGGCCGCTCCTCGTCGAAGGCGAGCCAATCGTTGATGATGCCGACGCCTTCGGTGATGGCTTTGCCGGAGGTGGCCTTGAAGTCTAAGCCCATACGGTCGTCGCATTGTTCGATGAGGGTGCGAACGCCTTCTTCCGTCATGGTGGGCGTATTGCCGTAGCGAGAATCCATCCAGCGTTCTTCGACCTTTGCGATTTCATCGGCTTTCTCAGCAGCCTCGATGACGGCTTTGTATTCTTTGAAGCCAAACCAGCAGCAGGCTTTTTGTGCGGGACCAGGGCGGCCGTCTTCGAGCTTGCCATCGGCCTCAGCCCACGGGCCGGGGTAGCCGACGCCTTCGATGTATTCCAGTTGGTTTGGCCATTCGCGGTAAATCCAGCAACGGTTGTCTGGAGTGAATCGAATCCACAGCATGGCCCACGCTTTGCCTTCGCCGGGATCGACGAAATGGAAGACGGTTCCCTCCTTGGGAATTTTGTCGTGCGGGACGACATGCACATTCTCGCGGAATTTTGGAAACATCGACATCCTCGCTTTGGTCGGCACGCCATAGGCACGCATGAGGATTCGCTCGCGGTTGCTGCCGCGTAGCTCGGTCTCCATGGCCTCGGGGTTGCCGTAGGGGTTGTCGGCGGTGTGGAAATAAACGACACGGGCTTTCTCGCGGGTGCATTGCTGGATGCGCGGCACTTGCTCCAAGCCGATCAAGTTGCCATCGCGGTAGCGCGGCAGGAGCGGGGCGTCGCATTCTTCCAAAGTCTTCGCGCCGTCGAGGTATTCTTTGACCGTGGTGGTGTAGCCTTCCACCGGCGTGAAGCCGATGCCGAGTTCACCATCTCGCGTAAGCAGCCTAAAACGAAGGGCTTCCAACCAGTCGGGGGTCACTAGCTCGTCTGCCCAACAGAAATTTAACTCAGAGCCTTCTATACTAGTGACATCCATCGAGTAGAATTTGAACCAGCACTGCGAGCCATTCGGCAACACGAAGGAGTTCTCAGTGAAACCGCCCTTCTGCGAGTAGGTGATATTCGCCACCGCGCCCTTCTTGAGCTTGCCGCTGGCGGAGGGTTTCCATTCTTTCGGCAGATACTCCCATAAATAGGGCTGTTGGTTCTGGATGGATGCCGCTTCGGTGGATTGCAGGCACCACACTTTTGCGCCCGGCGTGTTCACCAAATGCTGCATCGCCTTCCTCGCAAAGTAGCGCGATTTGCCGGAGCGGTTGCCGCCGAGGATAAGCAGCTCCGTGACGCCTTTCCGAAACTTCTCCCGCAGCTCCGCATAAGCCGCATCCGCCCGCTCCCAGGCGGGATTCAGCCAGCCATAGCGCCAAGGGTCTTCCACCATGCGGGCGATCTGCTCCTCCCGCTCGCGGTGAATGGCCAGCAACTGCGCCTCGGTGGCGGCGACTTTTTGCCCTTGATACCGCACAACAAACCGCCCATCGGCCAACCGGCCTTCGACCTCGATGAGCGGGATAACTGGGTTTTGCGTTTGGGGAATCATGGGCGCTTGAGAAGAGGCTGCAAAATTTTCGCTTTCGTTTTGTAGCCAAGCCGCACGCAAGTTTCGTGAGCTTCACGCAAAACAGCGCTCTCAGGATAAACGCCCGTCATGCGGAAATACTTGGTCTGAACCCGCAAATCATCAGCGGATGTATGCACGAGACAATCTACTTCTTTCATTTTGCAGCCCTTTTCAGTTCGTGTTCATGGAGGCTCAACCAGGCGACGGCCTTCCCAGCATCGCCAACATCATCGACCGTCACGCACAGGTCGGAGATAACCCCGGCATCTTGCAGAAGGTTCAGCGCATGGGTGGCGTCGATCCGGCGGAGGGCAATGTAGTCGCGGAG